TGGATAGTAATGTCTTCTTTCTTAGATGTTTTCTTTAGTATAAAATAAGCATCTTCATCATATCTTATGGCAAGTGTTTCACCATCATTATTTTTTAATTCAACACCGTCATTAATAAAATCAATAGGTACTAAACCATAAGGTATCGCATTGGCTATGTTAGAATTGCCTACTAAGGCATTTGGATCATCACACTTGACAAATATATAATTGTTCGTATGATCAAGCATTGTTATTTCATAGGCATTTAGATTGGCATTCCCGGAAGTCCTTAACATTGCTTTCATTCCTGCTGCCCATTTTGTAGCTAAAGGGTCACTTGCCATTGTTAATCTTAGTAAATTTTTTCCCACTTTTGCTTTAGCTGATACATTTATTGCTACAGGAGCACCTTGGACTATTTGTCTTTTCAGTATTCCATATCCATGCTGTTTAGCAAAATTTAAATTATACGGTATCATAATATCTCCTTTCTATTCAAAATTAACTTATTTATTTTTATTATACAATTTTTTAATTTTCTTAATTACCACTGCAATAGAAAGTCCTATTAAAAGTATTAACATTATTGCTAAAATCCATTCTATATATTCCATTAAAAATGCCTTACTATTGGTCTAACATCACTTCTGTTTGTTTCTATTGTGTTTGGTATAGGACTTAAATAACTTATTGCAACTTTCTCATATCTTTTATGTATATGTCCTACAAAGTCTCCTGCTTCTGTTCCTCCGGCTATAGGAACTGTGACTATATAATTACTGCCTGATGTTATAATTCTATGTCCATAAAGTTTATACCAGAACATTATAGTTTCATCTGTTTCTAAGTACATTTCACAACATCCATTTAAATGTATCTCAGGATTATATAACATTCCAAATGCACTCCCTTCAGAACTTGCAACAGAATAAACGCCATTAAAAGCAGGTAAAGCATTATTAGTACTATAGTTTCTTGTATAATCCGTATCTCCTAAATGAGTGATTGTGTCTATTAGATATAATTGATTTATATTCGGAAATATTCCGCCTGTTATTGTTGTTGAACTTACTGTTTGCGATATACTTACGGTATAAGTTCCTATACCACCGGTTCCTGTCAAAAATGCTGTTATCGTTGTTCCTATTGTAATACCGGAACCTGATATTATTTGTCCAAGTTTTAATGTTCCTGCAATTATAGCAGTTACGGTTAATGTCGTTGTTGCAATAGAACCTGTTACTATTGTTACTGAATTACAATATAAAGGATTATGCTTAGTGAAATCAGGTGTTGCACCAAGAACATCTGTGGGATTGCATTTTTCAGCTATGAGCATTCCTCTGTCTATACTGTCATATGGCCGAGAAGCAGTTGAAACTCCTTGGGAAAATATCATTTTAAGATATACGGATATATCGAGTTTGTATACCCCTGCCACACCAGGACTGAAAAACAATGTATCTCTTTTCCATTCATTAGGTGTACTTATATATATTTTGTCTATGACATGAGAAACATAGTTATTTAAATCCTGTATAACTTCTGTATCTGATTTTACAGGAATCCAACCATCTCCGTTGTTATCCGGAGGATATGCATTAGCGTCATATGTCTGTGGTTGTCTATTTATAACTTCTTGATCTGAAGTAGGTATAGATGCATATTCGTTGTCATTAATCGTTTCAATTGCAGTAACAGCAACTAATACATTATCTTGCATATATTCCCATAGTGTATTGTAATTAGCGAACGATTGTGCTAAAATTTCTAAGTCAAGTATTAAACCAATTTGTACTTCTTTGTCTTTTCTTGGCTTTATATCCCATTCATAATTATCACCTTTAACGAAGTTCAATGTTTCAACAGGAGACATTATTTTACTATTGTCTCTTTTAACCATTAACTCCCATATCTTTTTTGCCAATGGCGATAAACTATCTACTATAGTTTTTGTATCACTTTGTGATTTTTCCAGATCATTTACAAAACGGGCTATTCTTTCAAATTCTCTTTGAATCTTATGGTCTTTGTGTTCCCATCCGGTTTGCCCAAAGTTTATTGGCATTACTCACTTCTCCGTTTATGTATAATGATTTTGATAAGTATGCTTTTAATCTTAGGAACATTTTTACTAATCCATTTAAATCTCATTAATCTTGATTTAACGTTTAAAGGACTTAGTAATACTATACTTTCTCTGCCTGCATTTGCTCTTTCAACTTGAGGTGTTGAATCATCTTTGAATATTTCATCTCCGGTGGACAAAGGTGTCTGCATTAAACTGTTAAAAGGATTAAATGCCTTTTTAGACAATACATTATGCATTATTAAATCATACCATGTATCATTAGCTAAATAACCCGGATTAGCAAATCCCGAGTGATTATGGTTAATCATATACTTTTTGTACATATGATATACCTGATCTCTCCATTGTTTATTTCTTGTTTCAAAACTGAATGACGGATCATTCGTATAAGCAGTTACTAATGCAGTATCATTAGGTACACATTCTATAATAGCACTATGCAATAATACATCATCAATACCATTTCCTACCTCATGACTTATTATTTCTCCTTCAATGTCTTTATTAGTTGTAGAACTACCTACAGAACTGTAATAAGTGTCCTGTAAGGCACTTTTATCAGGTTTTTCATAATAGATATTAGATTCCCATGTAAAATTGCCCGGTGAGCTTTCTATGTATGCTAAATGATGTACTGCTGAATATATGGAACTATTTATAAAATGTGTTCTGTGGTATTTTGAATAACATATTACATTTTGGTCTGTAATAGTTAATTCATACAATTCTATTCTCCAGTTTCTTTTACTGAAACTGAATATTAACCTTAGTTCATGTGTTGCCGTTGTATATGTGGTGTTAGTTCTGTCAATAGGTGTACTTATGATTAATTCGCCATGTTCAATATTATAATTTAATTCAAGATATGGATTATAATTTATATCAGTATCTATAAAAACACTTCCTGGATTGATTAAACTTAAATACATATAATCACTTCCGAACATTAAGGATTTCCATAATGAACTTATTGTTATCATATATTCAGGTTTGTCTGTTAAAGATTCCGGTATGTTGCCTTCGCTAATCCATATTCCTGTTTCATTGCCAAATACGAAACCAAACGGTGTGTTAATTATAGTCTTTTTACTTAATGTACCTGAATTTTCAACTGCTTCAAGAAATTCCCATGTACTTGTATCATAAATATTAGGCATAACTAACCTATAAGAATTCTCTTTACTGAATATAACCAATTGTTCTCTAAATTCGATTAAAGCAGTTATAGGTAAATGTCCTACTTGTATCTTATCTTCATCATTGAATATATCAGGTGATGCAACTCCACTTTGAACTGCTGAATATCTTATTACAGATTGTTCTTCCTGATTATCTTGGTCAATAGTTCCTGCTATAAATGTGCGTCCTTTTATAACCGATATACATTTAGCTCCTATGCCGTCCCAATATTTACCGCTTGCCTGTAAATTTAAAGGTGATTTGGCTAAAGGATAATCCCATATGATGAAATCAGGTGTCCAAAAACCATTAATATTTATATTTAACATATGTCTTGGATTGAAATAATCGGAATTTGGTGATAATACCCTTGGTACAGGATATTGATTACCGTTATTATTTGCTTGTGATTCCTGTGGTACAGTCCAATATACTTCTTCTGTTGTACTCCATGTATCAATAGTTTTTAACCATGCATTACTATTAACCTCTTTAGCAGGTATATTATTTAATTCAACTTCTGTGTGATCGTTTAACTTAGTTCCATTACCATCTATCTTGAATTCTTTTATTAATCTGAAATTACTGTTTTGCTTTTCGTCTTTTATGTCTTTAACTCTTGGAAACTTAAATGTACTTGCAGGAGCATCAACGTACTTTGATATTCCTACGCTTCTTAAATATCCTTGTTCATCAGGTTCACTTACATATACTCTTATAGCAGAAACATTGTTATCAAATAACTTCTGAAATCCTGTTTCCGTTATTCTTAATGAAAAATTGATTATAGGATATAAATAATCACTTGTTCCTATTCCTGTTAAAGGATCCGGTGTGCCAATATTTACAGGTCCTTCGAATAGTATATGTGTCGTTAATGTCGGATTATAAATACTTTCAATTAAAGCAGGTATTGTTGGCGCTATAATCCATGGTTCTTCTTTGTGTTTACCGTTTGGAGGAATAGCTGTTGCATAAAATATCGTATTTTCTATTTTCAAATTTAAACTACGTGCATTTTGATTTGTTTTTCCCCAAATACCACCTGAATCAAAATCGTCATAAATAACATTAGGCATATTAATCTCAGCACCGTATTTTAATTTATATGTATCTCTTAAAACTATTACTTCTATTCCATTTATTATCATGGTAATGACTACAGGAATCTTATCACAATTTAACCACATTCTTGGAACTTTTGTATTTATGTAATCAGGCAATAACGTAGGTAAAACAAGAATATGGGCATATAGATATATATTACTTTCTACCGTATAACCGCTAAAAACGCCATAAACAGCACATTTTACAGATTTAGTAGAATCTTTAATATTAATATCCTGAATTGTATAATCTGTAAATCCAGCAGAATCTAAAGTAGTTATAATATTTCTTATTGAATAAATATAATCATTGTTAGGGTTTGTTAGTTCATTTGCAATCGGTGTATATAGAGCAATAGCATCATTAATAGATTCTTGTATTTCTGTATTTTCCAATACTTCAAATGTCTGTATCTTTTCAAAGTTTTTCAGGTTTAAATCACCAAATACTTTGGTAAAATAAGGATTCTCAAATAAATTGGATTCCCATATAACCAATGATATATCTTTAATAACTGCATTAGTATCATCGGCTCCATTGACTATGGGTATTAATTCGTCAAAAGCATCTATATTGGCTAATCCGGTTATTCCTTCCATTGATCTTGATGGCTGTTGAATTCTCCATAACATATAAGGATTCGGAGAAACACCTGGATTTTTTAAATCATCATTAACACCAAATTCTATTCCATTCCAATATTGATTATTATTGTCTCTTTTTTTTGTCATATCCCATAATTTCCATACATAACAGGGATATAAATATTCTTTTATTAACTGTATATGCGCGTCTTCATAATCATCTAATAAACTTGTAGTTATTAACAAACTTTCACCGTATCTGCAAGAATCCTGTAAAGTGCCTAACATGTACCATCCCGGATATGGCATTGTTGGTATTTGAGGATGATTGTAAAATGGTTCAAACCAATAATTATTACTAAAGATTTGATTGTATTTTATATAGCTATTGGCTATTATAGCAGTTGCTTCTATTTGTTCTACAGCAGTTAATAATGTATTAAGATATTCAGGTCTCCATTCTTTGTAAATGTCTATATTATTAGATGCAATTCTTTTTATAAAGTTTACATAAGTATCATTGTACTTTGGATTAGATGTTCTAAGTAATCGTGAATGCAACAATAAACTGTTTTTGTCATTTGCGTATGCATTTGGAGCGTATAATTTAGGTTCTAAATAACCATTGTTTGTAGGTTCTAAATTATTAATACCGTATCTTTTAACAAGAGTTCTATGTTCAAGATTCGGATTGTAATTTGATAACCATAGTACTGAGTTAAAAACATTCTGCTGAATCAGTTCTTTCTGATTCCAGTTTTCAACCATACCTCTATCATAACTTAATAAATTTATTTCTTGTTTTATCATTGCTCATAGTCTTCTTCCGGCAACCAATTTATTGGCTGTAATGTTAAACTACTTCTGTTATCTTTAAATTTCTTCGAATAAGCAATAGCACTAATTAATTCATCTTGATACATAAATCTTGAATTCTCTGCTATTCTTCCAAATCTGTCTATGCCTCTTGAGAATAATTCACTGCTCACAAGCCATTGTAATCCCCATCTAAAGGTATCATATAGAAAATCGGGTATTTGTACAGGAGTTGCCTGTTGCGGGTCCCACATGGTCAATGGATTATCTCTAAACGGTTTACCGGATATAAAATCTATAATACATAATTCATTAAGATAAAATGAACCTCCGAACAATAAATTTATACCTCCATCCATAGTTCCTATGTTATCAACGAATTGAGTTAAAAATTGATTCTGTCCCAATATGCTTCTGTTAATATCAAATGAACTATTACCTGATATTGTTCTTGCTATTGTTTGCTGTGAATATTCATGACATTCATTCCAACCGGTAAACTCACTTCCTGTATTATCAATATATGTGCCTGTGCTTCCTCTTGATACCCTTATTAATCTGAATGGAGCTAATTCTATACTATTAAATGTATAGGGAAGTTTAACGTTAAATATCTCCTGACCTGAATATCCGTAAAATTCCCAGTAATCAATATTTGGCGGTTCTTCTGATAATGTAGCTGTGTGTGCCTGTATGCATCTATAAAATGCAGGGCCTGCTATGTAAACCATTGTGCCTATAGTGTATACTGTTCCAACTGTCCATGGATTAATTATGGTCCAATTGATTGCATCAGCACCAAAATTGACAGCAGACGTATGGTTAATATTATTATAATAATAATTACCTCCGTTGCTTACTATCTGTCCATTCGTATAATTAGTGCTTGCTACCCATGCTGTTGCTAAAGGATTGGGAACTGCTATATGCCTTGCAATCCATATTTCAGTTTCTCTTGCAATCTTTTCAGCCAAACGATTAACTGTTTCAATGTATTCTCCGGGCTGATATAAATCCATAGATAAATCACCTATGGAACTTTGTATTTTACTGAATATATTAATTATATCTATTGGCATTATACAATCTCCCAGTGTGGCATATCAACCAATTTTTTCCAGTCTCCTCCCCATTTAATAACATGAGTAATCCTATCTTCTTTAATTAATTTTACTATTATACTTTTTACATATTTAGCAAAATCTCTTATTTTTTCTTTATCTGAATAACTGACAGGACAAGGCAATACGTCTACTGCTAACGAAGGTATCTTATTATGTTTGCTTTCAGGATATTTTAAACGAGAATGACCTGCAATAAATGCTTTATTCTGTTCTTTTTCATTTCTATATCCACAAATTATCGTACAATCATATTTTTTAATTATATCATTAAAGAGTACTTGCAAATCTTCATGACATTGTTCTAATTTTTGTTGGCTTCGTTTACTGAATTTTGGCATTAGACTGCTCCCGGTGGTGTTAAACGAGTAATCCCCCTGTCAAATCCCTGCTTACTGTTAACTTCAAATTGTCTCTTTGCTTCTATCATCTGGGTTAATTGTGCAGTTGCTTGATTAATATTCTGTTCAACCGCTTTAGGCACATCAACATTAATTTGTTGTAATATACTTGCTTGTACCATATCAATCAATAATTTACAATATTTATCAGGTAAATCAACAAATTCAGTTATCGTAGGAGCAGAACTATCTTTAGTTCTTAGGTATGTAATACTTGTACTTGGTACTAACATATCATCTAATAATGGTTGCCTGTATGCTGCTATTACTATATCAGAAGATGTTACATCGTAACTATATGAAGCAGCTCCCGTATTAACCGTAGATTCTATATCATTGCCAAATAGTAATAATAAATCATTGCCAAAATGTGTCCATGCTGCTGTTTGTGCATGCTGTACATTCCAGTCACTTTTTTGTTGTGTCAACATACTTAAATCCCATTTAGTCATGTTACCCTTGCGTGTACCGGATGCTATGTTAACTCTTTCAATATGATGTAAAAATCGTGCCATGTCTAATGCAGTATTACCGCCTGAAGTTAAATCCACATAATCTAATCCAAAATCATGTGCCGATGCTTCAATAGTTGCCTTTATATTAACACCGTACCATGGTTCCATAGCTAAACTGAGTAAATCCGCTATATGCGATATTGCAGCATTAATATGGTATCTTACGTTAGTCTCTTGGACTTTTTCATTATTTACAGTATTAGTCAATACTTGTGCTTCCGAAGCTATTCTGTAATAAGTCCAAAATTTACTTAATGGCCTAATTTGTGCTATATCGGTTAAACCATTAATAGTTGTTATAGGCATTTTATCCTCCTTGCTGATTAGGTGATATTAATTCCATTTGTAAAGCAGGTAATAATTCCATATCCTGATGTTCCTGTAAAGCGTATAATTTGGCATAACTCAGTACTTTTGGTATTAATATTTCTTCTATGTCAAGTTCGCTGTTCCAATTATAATCAGGATTAGAATTGTCAATTGCAATAGCCGGATTTCTGGGATATTTAATAAAACTTATGTATGCCGTCATGCCATCAATTTCATTCTTAAAATCATATATGTGTAAAATACTTACGTCATAACCTAGTTCGACATTAAATAAATAAGCGAATGCATCTGGATTTTGTACATTTCGTGTATTTAATAATGCATTAACCTCAATACCATTTTTAATAGGTATCGGATATACATCATTATTCTCATTCCTACAATATACTTTTGTCAGATAAATTATCTTACTATCTAATGCCATAGTTTGAGCCGAGTTGTTCAATGCTATAGTTTGAGTTTCAGTTAAAATCGTATTAGGCATAATTTTCTCTATGACAGAACCGGCTATTTGTCTATCCAAAGGGGCTACGCTCATGATTATTTCATTATATACTTTGAGCATAGCCCTGTAGATTTGACTGTTTCTTAATGAATGCAATAACCATACACCGTCAGGCATGCTGTTAGGAGGTGATATTATAGTTGCATCAAGTCCATTAGCGTCCAAAAAGTTTACAGTATCACCGAGTGCCAAAGATAAAGCTTTATGTGCTTCCCAGATTCGCACTATTCGCCTCCATCCATCTCTAAATCAATTGCATCGAATATTACTAAGTTAGTTACTGTTACATCTCCGGGTACGGCAGCAGCAGAAGTAACCACTCCGGACGCTACCGTTAAATGATGAAACTGCATTAGTTTTATTTGTGCACCATCTCTTACAATGCCATCTAAAGACAAAGAATGAGCTCCGCTCGAATTAATGCCGTCTTTCAATAATAATATCTTATCACTGGGAGCTAAAGAATTCAAATTAGAATCCAATGCTCTGAGTATAAATGCTTTTTGTAAATTTGCCATTTTTATCTCCTTTAATTTACCACGTTACTTTTCTTACTTTAGTCGTTATTGTCTGTGTTGCCGCACTATTCTTGTGATGATGAAGATACAGATATACATTGGCTCTGTAACCACCTGCTATTCTATTCATTTTTTCCGTGAATACGGTTTTCTTGTCACCTGTATTTGTGAATGTAGTACTACCGTTATCAAGAGTAAATGTATAAGTGGTAGGACTGATGTTTCCATCAGCCGTTACCCAAGCATATGTTATATAGCCACTTAAACTATCTTTATCAAAATTCAGGTTTATCCCTGTGCTATCAGTTCCCATTGTTACATTAGTTACAGTTACAATATAATCAGTGTTCTTTGCTATTGTAGTTGTATTTGTAGCAAGTAAAGATTCGCTGGCAGAATATAAACCTATAGTGCCTAATATGATTAATATAGCTATATATATCTTTTTCATCTTCTGTCCTTCCATACTTTTGTCATCCATATTCGAACATGTAATGTTTGTGCTCTTACATTACCTTGTCCTATAAAAATAACAAGTTTACCGTGCAAACAGGATAATTGAGCAGATTGCGGAATAGCGTTATCCCATGTTGCAATTGCTCCGGCTCCTGTCGCTACACTTCCTTGTCCCGCATACTTCATTAAAACAGTTATAGGCTGTCCTAACCATGTACTTGTGTCCGTTGGTAACTGTCTGCCTCCGGGTGTCAATGGTACTAATTTGGCTATAATTGACAAACTGTCAAGAGATTGGCCTATCAATGTTTTACTATATGCTTCTACTGTAAATAATACTGAATCGCATCCTAATGTGAATACATCAGAATCGTATTTCCATGTAGCTCCTAAGTTTGTACTAGGCCTTACACACAAATCAGATGTATAAGGCATGGTAAATGAATAAGAAGCCTTTGCTAATGCTGTTGCATTTATGTCTTTGTCAAAAATAATATCAGTTTCATATATATCTTTAGCAATTAAATTTCCTGCGAAAAGGAATAATACCAATAAAATTAATTTTTTCATATTACCTCCCTACACTTACTGCATTTGAAAAATCAACTATACAGTGATATTTGCGATAACGTCTCTTTAATCCAAACATACCGATAATTTGTTCTTTATATAACTGACTGCCTGATTCTGCAATACCGTTTTTACCACCGTCACCATTGTCAGTAAAGTAATCCCATCCATCATGTGTTACCGGTTCGAAAGCGTCAGATTGTGTTAAATCAAGACATAGTATCTCGTTTCCATAACCGTTTTCTTCCATTACCTGTGAACATATAATATGAATTTTACCTCCGCTGACAAACAAGGTATTTACTTCCATATTAAAAGCAGCGCTTGCTTCTTTATTATAGAATAAATGCTCATTCCAAAATGATTTTCTTAGTTCGGCATCCATTGTTATACCCGTAAATCCGGCTCTTTCCATACCACCGCCTAAACCAAAGACCTTTTTGCCTATATCAAGCAATCCCGGCCATGTAATAGTTGGATCAGGGTATATGATAATATGAGCAGAATCCTTTAATATATAAGGTCTAACTCCACCTTGTATATATTCTTCTTTTCCGCCTACACTATTAACCATTTTACGGCCTAAAAGATTAGAATATTCCCTTTTTCTTGTCATTTGCCTTTTAGTCATCCATACCTGAGTTTCCCATTCGTTAAATCCGGTTCTTGCTTTTACCTGTTTATCGACGATTTCAGATTCGAGTGTTCTTGAATTACCGTATTTATACTCTTGTGTAAAGTTTTTATCCTTGCTCGGTAATTTATGAGTTCCTTCGGGAGCCTGTGTTCCTTCTCTGAAACTATTTGTACCTAAGAGTAAAATATCGCCTGGCAATAATCTTGCATGCGTGTTATTTGTATGTCCTGTTCCACCTGCATCAGTATTGGTTATACCACTTGTACTATAGACTAAAGAAGCTACAAGTTTTCTACCGCCTTCATCAGATTCACCTGGACCCATGAAACAACGTTCCAATTTGATTAATGTATATCCTGCACTATGACTATTATCGGCATTTTTCTCGATTACTTTAAGTTGTTCGTAATCTTCAAAATAGAAACCGTTATTATCAACACCGCGAGTTCTTGAGAATCTAATTTTGGTAGGATGAACACCAACGTCCCAACCTAAGTCAGGTCCGTAATTGGTTCCCTGAGAACCTCCTGATTGCGCTATTACTTGTCCTGCAACCATTTCAGAACCTTGTACATACGCATATAAACCTAAAGTATACATAATGTCATTTACATGAATTTCTGCTGCATATGCATTAGTTACTGCTATCCATTGATCATATGTATCTGTAGTTACCGCATTACCCGAACCTGAGCCATAAGCTATAATGTAGTATCTTTCAAGTTCGTCTATCTCTCTAACAGAAAAATATCTATCACTTACTTTGCCTTTTGTAGTAAAAGGATGATTTTTGTGCATCATATAAGTGAAAGCCGCTATGTCTCTGTCAAGAAAAGACATCTTAGCCGCTCTGTCACTTCCATCACCACGTAAATCCATGGGATAGTTGCCCCCTGCTAATATGCCCTCATAAATCTCATCCAATTGTTTGTTCGTTGGATTAGTTGCCATGTTTAACCTCCGTTAATTTTAATTTTATCAACAATGCTTGGTTTACCAAAAGAACCAAATTTATTATATTCTTTAATTTCTTGTGTATCACGTTTTATCGGTTGATGCTTTACATTTGAATTATGCAATTTGCTTATATCCTGAACGATGCCTTTTTTGCCATCTTTTAAACCTCGGCTGTAAGCATCTTTCTGATATTCATCAAAGTACATTATTCTATGTATATCGCCTATAGTTAAATTATCCTGTTTGGCATAATCTATGGCGATTTCTGAAAATTCTTTGAATTCTTCTTCAGTCCAATCGTTATCTTTAAAATCCATTTCATAATGCTGTTTTAAAGTTTGTTCTATTTGTTCCTTTGTTGGAGCAATAGTATTCATTTTTTGATTAACTTCTTCATTATGTTTATCTATGGATTCCAATAATTGCTGTTGTTTTTCAAACATTCGATTAGACATAGTTCCTTTTATATTCGCTTTTTCTTCATCATATAATTCTCTATAATCTTCACCAAATTCCTTTTTAAGTTGTTTGTCAACTATAGTCGCTTTTTCTTCATTTCCATATCCTGCATTAATACGATTTTTTACTAAATAATCAGGAGCATATAACTTTATGTATTCTTCAGGATTTCCCTCCATTAAATTCTTAACTGCTTTTAATTTATTATACTCTTTATCGGCAGTTAGTATTTCTTCTTGGTATTTGCTTTTAATATGATTCCTGACAGGTTCGGATTCTATATGATTAATTAACTTAAGGTAATTTTCTTCATACCAATTGACCTTTGAAATATCATCTTCAAACTCATCAGGTGGGATTAAATCATCTGTTATATAATCAGGAACCTCAAATTCCTCAAATTCCGGTTCTGCTGTTTCTATTGGTTCATCTTGATTATCTATAATTTCATCATTTTCATTCATGTTAAAATCCTATTTTTTTGTTAATAATTTTTTACTATAGTCTGTTTTTATCTTTACGTATTTTCCTTTTTTATTAGAAATCGTAATTTCAGGTTTCTTTTTATCACTATATTTCCCGGGTACATATATACTTTTCATAATTACCTACTTGTTGCTGCTAAATCTTTTTTTCCAACTCGTTTGTTTGCGAACATAGAAAATTTACCTGCTTTTTTGCCTTCAACTATTTTAAGATCACGTCCTCCAACAGTATACTTATTGGGAATTTGTGCTTGATAATCATATTCAGGTTTAGCAAAAGGTGCAGTTAGTTTACCATCTTTGCTGCTATAAGCTCTCATTATTTTTTTACTCATTATCTTTCTACTCCTCCATATTTAGAACTAGTTTTAGGATTAACATCTTTTCTTTTTTTAATTTTTCTCATTCTCAAATCTCCTTTCAGTTTTTTTACATCGGGACTTGGTACCGGTTTTGAATCTGTAAATAGACTATCCGATATTGAACGATTTATTAATAAGTTTTTAGCCATTTTACTCTCCTGCCATATTTAAACTTGTAGATAACATTTCTTCGGGTATTTCAGTATTCTCCATTTCCATTTCTTTTTGTTGTTGCATCATAGCTATATCTTTATCTGCTTTCATAGACATAGTGTTAACTTTATTGGCAACTTGCATTTGTTGCATATTGTTTTCTGCGGCTTTTACCTGACCTGTCAATTCCTGTATCTGTGTTTGTGCTTGTTGTATCTGTCCTTGCAATGAACGGATTATATCTATATCTTCTGCCATTTTATCTGCTTCCGGTATATCCTGCATTTTTAGCATATACTGTGTATATAATGCTTTTAAGGCATCGTCAGAAACAGTTTGAGTTATAAATGCAAGTAATTGCATACTCATTTGTCTCGTTGTAGGTAACGAAGAAGTCATTTCAACTCTAACCTTGAATTGCATATCTTCTTTAGAATTCATTATTGATACTTCTTGCTGGTCACCATTTTCATCAAAGTACTTTAATAACTTATCTCTTGGAGTAAATGCCTGTATATAATTAACCATCACATATGCAAGATTCTCTAAACTATGTTCTATGTTTCTTGAGTATAACTTTATTCTCTGAGTGCCGAATGTTTGCAAAGATTGAGTAGCTCCGAATGTCGAAGGTGCTGAATTCGGGTCTCCCTGTATAATTCCGTATATACCTGTAATGTATTCTATTAATGACTTAAAGTATTCAAGCATATAAGTTATAGACTGATTAATCGGAGAAGGTTCAAGAATTTGTGGCATGCCTCCATTAGGATCATCCGGGACTGTTCTCAATTTTATAAGTTTGCCGGGTTGTGCCCAATCATCTTCAAATGTCACAGTATCTAATATACTTCTTTCATTTATAAATCCTTTTCTATGACCGTTAACAGCTATGTCAAACATTATTTCTGATATATACTTATTCATAGCTTTTACAATATCGATGATATAATGTATATTGCCGAATACTCTGTTAGGACTGCCGAAATGAACAAACGGAAAGTTGATTATCGGATATTTGTCACACGGCAATATCTTTTTTTCTAATATCGTTTGTCCCACCATTAAAGTATATTGTATTCTTTTTTTAATGTTTCTTACGGTATTCAAAGATATAGCAGTAGCTTCTTTGCCTTCAAGTTCAAATTCGAATGCCGGTACTTCATCTGGCATTTCCGAATATGTCCTGTTTAACATAGATAACTGAGTTCTGATTTCCTGTATTTGTGTCGAGTAAGTTTGTATGTCCTGATTATCCATTATATCCCTTGTGCCTGCTTCGGTTTGTTCCTGTTCATCCACAGGCATAGATGCTTCTTGATTCTTAAAATCATTTTGTTTAACAGCAGTCGTTAAATTGGAATTCAATTGTTGTTCCTGTTGTTCCAATTGCATGATTAACTGAGATAACTTTATTTTATCGGGATTCGGTATTTCAATAGATTTAGGCCTCTTTAAACTTAATATCGCATCTCCGGTATTAATATCTTCACCTACGTATACATTTTTATCCTTTTTTTCAAAGTATTCTTTAATCCATACATATTTACTTATATCATTTTTTTTATCGGTGCTTATAGGTGTAAAATCATTTGCAAGTTCATTAACATTAGGTATATTAACATCTGAACTCATTCCATCCAAATCACTTAACTTAATATCATATTTATCTTCCGCTTTTGATTTACGCATTATGTCCATTATAACCATATAATCAGCATCATTGTAATCCCATTCTCTTGATTCAGGATCAATAGCAAGGTGTTTCCATGGCTTGTATTCAACTACAACACGAGATGTCGCTTCATCTTCATGATAAGCAGGCCTTACATACAAATAGCCGTCACCTACATTTAAACCGTCTCTAATGGCATTTGATAAATTCTTATTTATTTTTGATTCGTACCATATGCAGTGATATACCTTTTGATACGCATAAACAAATTCTTTAGTTGATTCTTCAGTAGTGAGCATTCTTGCGAATGGTTTAGTAGCCGTTAAAAATGCTAATAACTGTTCATTCGTAGCATATGTAAATTTAGTACTTACAGGAATATTATAGGTCTGTTGAACTTTTTCTTTTTGTCTGGTGTCTAATTGAGACTTTGTTTTCTTGACATCATTATAATAAAATTCTTCACATTCTTTTTTATAATTTCTGACATTATTATTGGATTGAGCATTTACAGCAGTAACAAATAGGTCATTCAAACGTTTGACTTCATTGGGTGTTTCAGTACTCATTTTTAACCTTATTTACATTTAACTTTAAATTCACCCATGAACTCTAAAAGCAAATATATAACATATTATTACAATATCCAAAAAAAATAGAGTACTTGTTAGTACCCTATTTGTTTATTAATGTATGTAATTTATTCTTAAGTTCATTTGGTTTAAAGTATTTACATGTATCACTCATGTCTCCTTTAATCCAATTGCCAAACCACATTTGGTCATAGTATATATTTTTGCGTTTGCATTCACGCTTACATTGTTTATCTACAAAACATGCCTCTAAATCATTATCGTTAATTTCTTTCATACTATTTTTGACCTTATATATCCCTTTAAATACTCAGTCATTCTTTTGTTCTTTATTATATCCGGTTCATTAAAGATACAATGTTCGTAATCAGCCAACAGATTTAATGTAACTCGTGGGCCTTCTCGTACCTTTTGCGATATGAGGAAATACCAGTCCTTGTCTATTAGAACACTGTCGGGATGTTCGTGATAAGGATAAAATATACTAAATATCCAAGCACTAAATTGTCTTAAGTATTTTCCCCATTCCATATCTCCTAATGTTGGTACTTTATTACTTCTTACCTGCATATTAATAGATGTCTTCAATTGACTTAATACAATTCCGAAAGTATTGGTATCGTTTATCATTGCTTTCATTAATTTAAATTCTTTCCTTAATGAAGCATCATCAATCTCACCTTTTTTAGGTTCTATCATAGTAGCGAAATCCAATACCCATATATCATAATTACCATCGTCTATGATTTCATACATATCCTTAACATCACTAAACTGATCTGGCGAGAATATCTTTAATCTATTTATTACATCTACTTCTTCATCACTCCTTTTTTCCTGTTTCTTATTGATTTCATCAGATAAATCATGCATATATTTAAATTTTTGACTGCTATCGTCAATTGAAGACATTTTAATTATTTCACTTCTGTCTCTATTCAATAACCTGGATATTTCTCTCCTGCTAATATCATCTACCGAAGTCTCTTTTTCAAAATATGCACATTTAAACTTTTTATTTTTCATTAGTATCTTATGACAAATATCTAATGAAACCATGGTTTTCATAGTACCGCTATCTCCTAATATGGTCATTAGATTCTTTTTTAAGAATCCTCCTAAATTTATATCTATGACCTTTAAACCAGATAAAAATGTATTATTCTCATATAGCGCTTTTAACATTAATCCAAATGTATCATGTGTGGCTTTGTTATTATGAAACGTTATATTTTTTAATATTTCTATTCCCTCGTTTTCTTTGCCTGTTTTTATCAGCTCTTTAGCTTCGTCAATTTTTAATAATTTTTCTTTTACTCTTTTTCTTTTTTGCAGGTATTCTACAGACATGCTAAATTCTTTTTCAATCTCATTGTTATTCTTATTTTTAATTAACGAGGATCTCTCATACACTTTATCAAGTTCATTTAGTGGTACTATATCGCCAAGTAGATTATGACTGAATTCTTCTAATATATCAGCATATAAAGGCAATGTGCCCTTTTCAGCATAGTGCCTTTTAGTAAATAAATATATTTCCCTGTTAGCAGGATTATCGAATATGGCTATATTTACTTTATTACAATATGTAGGATTAAATACTATTACGGAAATCAGCCAATCTTCTATATCGGTATAATGTTTCTTCTCCATTATCATATCCTATGGTATATCGAATGGAAGATCATCATCATCATCCGTTGCTTCTCCATATTCTTCGTCAAGATCTTTTTTGATCTTATCCTGTATTTCTTTTATTTGATTTACACTTTTGTTCTTTTTGTCTTCAAGTCCTTGTTTAATAAGTTTAACTATATCTTTATTTTCTTCGTCAGGTTCACTAACCGAACATGTGCTATATATCGGAGTTCTTTTTTCCTCTTTGCTAAAGAATCCAAATGCTTTGATATTAAAATAAGAACTATCATTTCTATTGTTAACCATTGCTCTACAGAACATTCCTACTTCAGGTAACAGATAATGAAATTTATTATCTATCATTTTGCATATCAATAATCTTTTTGATACAATTCTTAATAAGAATACTTTGCGTTCTTCTTCTGTAGCATCATCCCATAACTTGAATAAATTCTGCCATTCTTTTTGACGCTTATCTTCTGCGTCCATTAGTTCTTTATATCTGTATTCTTCGCCAATAGGTATATTATCTGCGGATATTCTTTTATCCCATTTTACAGATGGATCACTATTGTCTTTCATGGCACTTACCGGAGGATAAAATGATACTTCAGTAGAAAATTGTCCTGTTATAATTGGTTTGTTATTTATTGCATCTTCTCTGCCACATCCTCTAAACCAATCACCATATTTGGAACCGTCTTTTTTAGCGGCATTAAAATGTTGTCTTGGTGTCATTTGCTGATATCTGCAAACAGCGTTATAATCAGGTGCTACTAATTTATCTCCTTGGGACAAAAATACGTCTCTACCTGTTACACTGCCATCTTCATGATACTTTAATTCTCTGCGTACAGCAGCAATGGTTATTTCTATACCTCCTTCTTTATACGTTGGCGGTATCGGTATATAATCTTCTCCTAATGCTTCATTTTCATCTTTTTTCTTTTTATTGGTTTCTGCAATCTTTTTTATATATGATTTTGGTAATCCAATATCAATTATAACATAATCAATTAATTCACCATCTCTAATGCCTTTGTTGATTTTTCCCGAACTTGATTCAAATTCTAATAATCCCATTTTGATTTCCTTATTAAATTATTTTTTACTTTTGTTTAAATTCAATTTTTTCCTGTTTTGATTTTTCTCTATCTCCTGATAAATATAAATTAGCATATTTTATAATAGTTACTATCTTGTTATCTAAATCCATTTTATACTTAAAGTCTTCATCATTTTCATTTAATTTATCTATTGATACCAAAGGTGTAATTAGATTACTTGGGGAATTAGATAATCTGATTTTTCTCTTAGCTACCAATAATACTTTATACTTATTAATATCTTTGTCCCATCTAAAGGTTAATCCGGTAACTTTTATTTCAGGAACAATAGAACTATTGTATTCATTTATAGTGCATATATCAGAAGCCAATGCTTGTAGCGAATCTATAAATACCTGTTTAGGCATTTCCGGGCTCTCTATAGATGTATGAATCCATAAATTATCTTCGTTAAGTTCTTCAAAACTTATCTTGACCTGTTTAGCATTAATTCTTATTCTTTTAATCCTTAGTGTTTTCATTGTCTGTTCTCATGAATTTGTGATTAATTTGTTCTAATGTTACAACTCCTTTAAAATATCCTTTGAGCGTTTTTGCTACATTGTCCATAGTGTAATCCGGGTATTTTTCTGATTCTGCTATTTTTGTTAATCTTGGAAATACCTGGTCAAATATATATTCAATAGTATCTTCGGTTAATTCGTCTGTGTTGTCCGTATATATATCATTAAATCCGCCTAATCTTGCAACACATCTTTTGAATGCATCTGTCTCTGCTGATTTCCAGTAATCTAAACTTACTACACTGCCATCGCTTTGCTTAATATCTATTTTTCTTGTACCGCAACACTGTATTATTCTCGGTATTCCGCCTTCTTCAAATACAGTTAATTTTACTATGCAATTAATACTGCCGGCTTCGTTTTTAATGCTATCAGGCAATATTTCCATACTCCAGCATGGGTAATATTCATCTAACCATCTTGCTACAGTACCCCAACTGACATAATCAAATAATAAATGTTTGCCTGTTTTATCATATCCTTTATCAAGAATTTTTATTAATTTTCTATCAGTCTTTTTATTTCTTAATTTTTGATTTTTAATCTTTATGTTTTCAAGTGAGTTCAAGTTTTGTGTATTGTTCTCGATTATTGTCATTTCTTTTGTTTCCACTATTGTCTCCTGTTATTTCAAAAATTTCAATTATGTTCTTTAAATTATCTGTATTCTTATTTATTTCATTATTAGCGTAATCAAGAAATTGCTTTGAGTATAATTCTTCATTACCCTGAAATTGCATTAGTTTGTATCTTATTAAAGCTAAATATTTTAATCCCTCCTTGGGACGTTTTTGATATTTCGTATATACATATTTTATTATATATATCATATGAAAATCAAAATCCGGGAATACAGTAGGATTTTTTTCATAGAAATCATATAAATACCAATATTTTTTCCAATGGTTAAATTCTGCTCTATTTTCAACTCTTCGTTTGTATTCAGGAGATATACCTCCTATTTTCGATATACCATCTTCGCTAAAATTGCCGGAAATATTCAGTGTTCCCTCGTACTTGAGGTCAAAATCTTCTTTTGGTTTAACAATACCTTTGACTATAGCATTCTTATATACTTCAATATCCCCGGCAACAGGATTTTCTTCTCTTACTTTCTTTTCTATTTTATCTATAATTAATAATCTTTGTTCATGATCCGATTGAATCATTAAATCATTTATGTTATTATCTAAATTAAAACTTATGTTTGTTTTGCAATCTAAAGTTTCAATTTTATTCCTTAATACAATTTCATCCATTTTTTCTCCATATATAAAGTATCACGTATAACATTGAATTGTTTTTACTAATTTTAAAAGAACAATCATGCATAAAATATGCTATACGTGATACAAGTTTTAATTAAAAAATATCTCAGATACATTTTTATTGATAATATTCTGATTTTGATAAGAGACGCCTTCTTTATATCCATGTGTACCAAGATATGTGGAAGCCATCATTAATGCAAATTCCTTATTATCGTATTTATTATTTTCAATTATAAATCTTTTTTTTAGCATATTAGCCAATGGATGCACTTTGTCACCTTTGCTAAATGGCTTTATGAGTTTCATAAATTTATCTTCAACTTCTTCTTTTTCATTAGACCATATTTTATCTGTAAGATAATTGAGCGTATTGTCCAAAGTGTTCTTATATCCGTTTAAAAAGAAATTGTCTAAATCAAAATCTCTCAATGACTGGGTATGCTTATGTTTAAAAGTATCTGCTTGGCCTATTATCAAACCATTACCGCAAACGAATATAAAAGCGCCTATCGCTAAAGATAAAGAATTTGAGCCGTCATAAGAATTAGTTATCTGTATCTTAGGATGCACTATTTCATTTTGCACTTTTACACTAACTGTTTTATTTATCATATCAATCTTGAATTTAGTATCATTGTAACTTTCTATGCGATTATACTCAAATCCTTCTTTTATCAATGGTTCTAAGCTATTCATTATAACTTCATTTTCTATGATTTCATAGTTTTTACCAATATACAAACAATCAAAAGTGTCTAATCTGAATACACCTTTATAATCTGTATCATAAGAATCTTCATCATTTACTCCAGAACCATATATGTTCTTAATGTCTATCGGGAATAATATATCACTAATATTATTGGTTATATTTAATTTACAGGAAATACTATTTCTTGTTCTAACATCATCACTGAATAAATTCATTTTTACCTTTCTTTTAATTATTTATAATTTTACTCTTGTTAATATTTCTGGGCATATATCAAAAGGTCTCTCACTTGTGCATTTAGAAAAATCAATAAATTCAATTATATGATTATCTTTATCTTTTCTTCTAAAGATTCTAAATTGATTAACTGAATCTCTTGTTACCATTTTTAATCTTGTAGTCCATTTAATTAAATTTCCGTTAGGACCACTTTCAAACTGCCAACCGGTATCATAAGTAAGTTCTCTATTGCCTAATATGCAATTTGGCAAATATTCAATATCTATAAAAACTTGTGACCGTTCATGTCCATGCCAGTACCATTCTCCCTCTATGTCATATATCGTAAAGTCATCAGGTTCTGTCGCATTATCGCATGCTATAAACATTATAGCAATTAATATTAATAATAATTTTTTCATCTTTTTTTTCATATATTTAAATCCTTTTTTACTAAATTTAACAACCATAAAGCATCTGCTTCATTATCATTGTCTCCACTATAATCTAATTTCTCTTTGGCGAATAGTATCATTTGTTCTTTCTTGGCGTTTCCTTTGCCTGTAGCGAACTTTTTTATCTCACTTGCAGAATATGCTCTATATTGTATATTACGTTCTTCACAGAAGGTTTCTATTATTGCTATTAACTTTGCCTGATGTATAATACTATTCGCATGGAGCCCTGCCGGACGTTCATAAACCACTAATTGAAGATCTAATTCATTATGTGTCTTTTCCAACAGAGCTCTCAGGCGAAGGAGTTTCATACCATTACTTTCATCTCTACGTACAGATAAGTCCCAACATCCGTAAATTTGGTTACTTACAGCCCAGCCACATTTAGTGGCAGGGTCAATAGCTAAAATATTCATTTGGAATCCTTTGTTTATGAACTAAAACACAATTGCAATCTAATAAACATATTACACAAATGCAAATATATTTTTATATTATTTTTAATCAAGTTTTGGAATGTCTTTATTAAGATAATTACGCTTATAGTAATCACAAAATTTATTTACAGAACAATATTCGACACATCTGTTATCTTCACCTTTTCTGAATTGAACAAAATAATCATGTCCAACTCTATTCAAATGTTCGTTTGCCTCTATTTCATTATAATGTAAACCTCCATTTATTGCTCTTGAACCGCCTTTTTTCATAACAGCCCATATATTAGGAACTTGCCATCTTTCTTCCGGGGTACATTCTTGAATATCATCTACAAAATGCTTTTTTAAACGTTCTTCAATATATAATTTAACAGATTCTTTGTCTATAATCTTTATTTCTCTTGAAACAAAAGGTATAACAAAAGGAAACTTATTTTCTATTTTATCCTTTTTACTGAAATCTCTTAAGATAGCACTTATCTCAAGACTATTTACCTCTAATCCTATGGATTCGAATAGATACTTATTGACATTTAATTGACTAGTCCATTCATCTTTATCTTTGTCCATAGAATACTTTGATGTAATCTTCCAATCAGTAAGTCGTTTATTAACAGGATTCCACATATCGCCAATGCATACAATAGTATATTCTGTATTATTATAAATGTACTTATGTTCTATTTTTAACTCTTTAACAGTTGTATTGTCAAATTGGTCAAGTACTTTATGAACCGCTATACCAAGAATAGCCCATAACATACTTGATATATCTTCTTCTATTTCATCATAATGTTGCATGGTTAACATTCTACGATATGGGCTATCTATCAAAGTAGTAGCGCCTATTCTGTTTTCCTTGAATTCATAATATTCTCTTTTTGATTTTACCGCTTTAACTAAGGCTTCCGGTAAATTATATCTATTGGTTATTTTCATAATAAAGTTTCTCCATATTCTTCTTGCAAAAATTCATTAAAAAATTCTCTTGTTACTATGTGACTTACGAATAGATATATTTGTCCAAAGGAACATCCTTCTTTAATTAAGTTATCTGTATTCTGTTTAACATCGTAAAAATTAAATTTGCAATCACAGACTAAGTTATCTACTAATTTTGTGATATCTTGCATTCATCCTCCAATGATAATTCCAATTGTTCATATTTCTGATTTTTTATCATAATACATTTTATTGCTTTTTTATACGATGTAAATTTATTACAATATTCTTTAGGTACAATAAATATCTTTTCTCCCAATTGTGTTCTAATATGCTGTTGTTCTACTGCGTGCTTAAGAATACATTTATCATGATTCAATAAAACACATTTATTGCATGTTTTCATTTCACTTGCTCTTTTTCTTTTGTTAGTTCTTTGATTTTAAAATAAATTGTTGCTAATTCCGGGTCGGTTTCATCTTCGTTGTTTATAACATCAGAACCATGTTCGTTGTATATCTCTATTAATCTTTCAGCTAACTCAATCTTTAGTGTATCTAAATCGCTCTTTAGCTCAGGACGGAGTTCGTCAAGTTTTTTATAAATACAAAATTTCCAAAAATGAGCGCCGGAAAATTGACTAATGTTTTCTTTTATTTCATCAACCCTATCCATTTCATTGTTTTGATTCATAATTTTACAACCTCTCCTTTTCTTTTTTTAGTTCTTTGATTTTGTTACAAATTACCACTTCGCCGTCTTCGTAATAATCACCTTGAGTTTGATTGAATCCTTTATAAGTGAATTTCCCCAACTTCATATATAGCTTATCCGTTTCGGTTTTAAGTCCAGGTTCAAGCTCGTCTAACATAGTTAATAGTTCATTTTTAACCTCATCACTGATTTTATAACCGCTAACTGCTGTTTTTATCTCTTTTATTTTTTCAATCTTATTACTCATTTCTACTCCCCTAATTTATTTGAAATTTCACGTATATCTAATTGTCTATGTTTAGTAGGTTCTGCATAAGGAACAAACCAAAATTCAGTTAAATAAGTTTTAGCGTCTTTCTCCATGTCTAAATAACGGGTAATTTCATTTATCTTTTCTAATGCCTCAACTTCGGAATCAGCCCAAACGTGAAAGTTTATGTTTGCTAAGTATCGTTCCATTTTAATCTCCGTTCATTATATTCCTTTTCTGCCTCAATAATGGCAAAATCGTTTTTTCAGCTATGCTTTTTGCAATTTGATAAGCCATTAATCTTATTGCGCCTTGCTCTGATTTTTCTGGAAATTCACTATTATTATTCCAAAAGTCATCATCCCACTCTGCAATAGTGCGAGGATAACAACCCATTCTAATTATAACAGTTTCCCGTTTAAAATCGTAATATATATCTTGTTCGTATCTATAGAGACCGGATAAGTGTATAATTGGAAAAGGTCGTTTTAATTGGACACCCGAACCTATTATGACATTAGTACCTATCCTGACACCTGAACCTATTATGACACCTGAACCTATTATGACACCTGAACCTATCCTGACACCCGAACCTATTATGACACCTGAACCTATCTTGACATCAGTATCTATCCTGACATCAGTATCTATTATGACATCAGTATCTATTATGACACCTGAACCTATCCAGACATTAGTACCTATCCTGACACCTGAACCTATCCAGACATTAGAACCTATCTTGACACCCGAACCTATTATGACACCTGAACCTATCCAGACATCAGTATCTATCTTGACACCCGAACCTATTATGACATTAGTATCTATTCTGACACCTGAACCTATTATGACACCTGAACCTATCTTGACATTAGTATCTATCCTGACATCGCCAAAAAATATTACATTCGGGTATAATTTACTTGCTTCTTCTTTTGTGTAGTTCATTCTTTTTGCTCCTGAATAATTAATTCTCCATCTAAACATATCGGTTTCTAATTGCATTACTTGTTCCGCCACTGCTCCAAAAGGTAATTCTTAACAAATTCTCCTTTATAAAAAGGCATTTCTCCAGTTATTATTTCCGCACTCAGGGAATCAATGATGATATATGTATTCGGGTTATAATTATCATTCAAAAATTCAATAAGAGGTTTTGCTAATTGTTCAAACATTTCTTTTTCTTCATAAGTTTTCATTTTACCATCCTCAATAAATAATTGACTGTCTCTTGTAATTCTTGTATGTCGGTTTTCATTTGACTGATTGCCTCACTATCAATGTCATAGCAACCCTTAGAATACTCGGTTATGATAATCTCTTTCGGCTTGGCTTCCTCTGGCTTTTCTTTTAAGATTTCAGGAAAAAACTCTGCCATAAATTCATTATATTCCATGAATTTATAACTTGGAAAAAAATCTTGATAAAATCGCCATGTACAAAATTTTTGAATTTTGTTATTATTAATTTTAACAGCAATATTCTGTTCATATTCATTCCAATAATCTAACTTCTTTTCGTTATCATACCACCCTACAAGTTCAACAATCTTTTCATACATCCATTTTTCAGGCAAGTGTAGAACGATGTTGTCAATGAATATCTCTGTGGGTTTGATACGAACAGCTTGTATATCCGAAAAATCAACGCTTTGTTGAGGGTCGCCGAAGTACAAATTTCCTATTTCAAAGTCCACACCGGTTACATCACACCACTTATTCAGGTACTGGAATTGTGTATTCTTATTCCAATTCGTTAACTCAAATTCATCTTTTTTCATTTCATTACTTTCCCATTATTGTACATTTGTTTTGCTTGCTTATAACCGTATTTATGGAAATTACGCCCATACCGCATTTCTTTTTCCATTTCTTTGATATAATCTTCGAGCGATTCATAAGTACCGCCATAATGTGCCGGCATTGGGTTGTCGCCCTTAATTAAATGTGCTTCCCAATATAGATGTTTATGGTCATAGTTAATTTTCATTTCTATATCTTCGCCATCAATAATAAATTTGTGAATGTAATCTTTTATAGATTCTATCATTTCAATCTCCATTAATTAATTCCATTTCTAATTGTGATACTTTATTTACTAATAACTTTTTTATATTTTGCAATCGCTTTTTCTTTAGTTAATCCAAAGAATGCACAATTAATACTGTAAGCCACATAACCATATCTGCGGTATTCGCCTCTGCGATTAAGCATTAAATACTTATCTGAAGACAATTGCATATATTTTAGTTGACCTGTTTTAACCATGTAATTAAAATCATGTACCGTTGTTATACTCATGTTTTCCTTCTTGTAAATTTCATAAGATTCTTTTAATTGTTTTTTTATTTCAGGAATTAACATTTTTTCAGAAATAGATTCACAATTAGGCGCTATTGCAAATAAATGCTTATTCAAATATTCCAAGTATTCCTTGCTTTTTATATTCATTTTATTGTATCCTAAATTTCTTAATAATCTTATCAGCTGTTTTTCTTGCTCTTTCAACCTCTCTCAATAAAGCCATGTCTTTAAAAAAACCGCATGGATAATTCCTGTGTTTTCTTGTTTTCACGTTAATAAAGAAGCCATTAAAAGCAATAGTAATATAATTATGAATATTATTATAAAACCAATCTTTATTGGAGGGAATAAACCGACAGTTAGTAAGAAAAATCTCAGCATGATTAGACAATCTAAGGATACCCACATTTTTAACGATTTTCGTTTTGATTTCTAAAACATTCATATTTTACCTCAAATTCATTTATGATTCTTTTCATTTCTATTAAATTCCAAAATCTTAATACATTGTAAGCATAAAGATTAATGCCTCCATATCTTTTGGCTCCTGCTTCACCTGCATTATACATAGTCAGAGCATGCAATAAATGATCTATATAATCATGGTTCGGTTTTGCTGCTACGTTTTTCCTGATATATCCAGCCAATATAGCACACCCTGACATTATACCTTCTTTGGCAGTTAAAGGACCTTGCTTGACCTGTAACATACCTCTGCCTCCCATTCCCGGTCTTGTAGGTGACCAAGATGGATTTTCCCAACTAATCCATGCACAAATAAATTCTTCATCTAATTGAAACTTTATCGCGGCTTCCTTGACGTGGAGAGAATATTTAGTATATCCCTTATCGAGATAATACCAATTAATATTCCGGGCATCAATAGAAGCCGTTGAAAGCAGCAATATAATAAAGAAATATTTCAATTACAGCCAATGATTATTCAATACGTATCCTGCTTCAGCTATTCCTTTAGTGTCTTTAAAAACACAATGACTAAAGTTATAAACAACAGAGAATCCCATATCCATACCACAACCACGAACAATTAGTCCTTCTGTTCTTTTGTTCATTTTGTAATCTGCTATATTTTCTATATAGTAATCAATCAATCTTGGTTCATTATTTATAATCAGATAAAAAGCAATTGTTCTTTGCATACCTGATTGGCTAACATGTCTCAATACAGAATATACAGGTATTTTACCTTGATAGTCAAGTTTCACTTTTTTAAGCAAAGTTTTAAACTCTGCTATTAATGCATCTTTATTTGTTTTCATTTTAGCTCCGTAATTCTTCCTGTAACTTTTTTGGAGTGTACATCAAATTCCCAATCTACTTGATCATCAGGTAACGAGGAATGTATATCACCTATAACTAAACCACAATGTTCTTCAACATATTCTTTTGCCTGTAGTTTATTTTCACATTTTATTCTAAAGTAACCTGCAAAAATAAATTTTGTTGGTATTTTGTATTCTTTCATAATTCCTTCTTTCTTAAGAAATCTTTGTAAACTGTTTCATACTGATTATGTAATTGTGTGGGATATTCATAAACTTTTTTACGTATCTCAATTTCAGTATTGCTATAGAATATCTTAAGATGTCCAATAGTAATATCAGTAAACAATTCACCAAAGTCAGATTTTTCAAAGATAATCTCTTTGCCTGCTGCTGTTTCATTTGTTATCATTTTTTACCTCGTATTCAGTATATAAATATACATGTGTGTATCGCTGGTCAAATGACTTTTTGCAATTACCACACTGTAAAGTTATAATATAAGTTTCACCGTCATCCCAGATATAAATCTGTTCCATATCTTCGTCATATTTACAATGAGGACATATATTTTCTATGTTTTCTTTTGTTATTACTTTATTCATCTTACATTGGCAAATCATCTAATTCACGGTCTAAAACTTTTAATGCTCCGGAATACTTTTCAGCATCGTCTCTTTCATCATAGTTATCAAAAGTATCAGCTATTTCTTTTTCTTCTCCAATAGTAGGCGGAATTATAGTAAATACTTCTTGAGTATCTTTTGAAGCATCATGTTCAAATTCGGCAATAATATATAGAAAACATTTATTTCTATCAAGCATTGATAAAATTAATTCAGTGAAATCTGTAAATAATTCTATAATATCAATTTTTTTGTTATTATAAGGTTCATATATAAAACCATCGTCTTTTTTGATAAGATGAAGACTTTTCTTAACTTCAACCTTTTTATCATTTTCCATTATATTCATATTTTTTCCTTTTGTTAGTACTAATTATTTTCTAATTTAATAAATTTTTTACATGTTACACAATTTTTTTCAAATGGTGTTCTTAAGAACACTCGATTAGCTTTATATTTACCAAAATCATCCGGGCAATCTTTGTAAATATCATATCTCTTGCAACTATCTTTGATTAAACAAAAATTAGTAATGTAATCATAATTTGCATTATATACATGATCTATTCGCTCAGCACTGCATACTATTATTTGATTCATTCGATATCCGCTATATATATTTTTAATCCCGTTGATAATAAAGTATTTAAATGATCAATAGGGCCTCCGTTTCTCCTTATCCTTAAATAA